GGCCGGCCGCTTTGCGGCCATCGCTGACCAGTTCAACGAAGAGCAGCAGCGCCTGGAACGTGAGCGCGAGGCCGGCACCATCACCCGCGACGTGTACGACCAGCGCCTCGGCATGCTGCGCAGCTTCTATGACAACGCGCTGGACCAGGAGCAGCGCTACCAGGATGCCCGCGCCAAGATCGAGGGCGATGCCAGCGTGGGCATGGACAGGGCGCTCAACACCTATCTGGAGAACAGCCGCAACGTGGCCGCCCAGTCCGAGCGGGTCTTCGGCACGCTGTTCAACGGCATGACCGACGGCATCGTGTCGTTCGCCATGACCGGCAAGGCCAATTTCGGCGACTTTGCCCGCAGTGTGGTGGCGGACCTCATCCGCATCGCGCTGCAGAAGAACCTGGCCGGCATCTTCGGCTCGCTGTTCGGCGGGGGCTTTGGGAGCGGCGGCGGGGCTGGCGGTGCTGTCAACGGCTCGGCCGGAACTGCCGACATCAGCTTCATGGCAGCCAACGGTGCGGCCTTTTCAGGCGGCATGCAGGCCTTCGCCATGGGCGGCATCGTCAACCGCCCCACGCTGTTCAAGTTTGCCCAGGGTGGTGCCATGCGCAACGGCCTCATGGGCGAGGCCGGGCCCGAGGCCATCATGCCCCTGCGCCGCACGTCCGACGGCCGCCTAGGAGTCGCTGCCGACGGTGGCGGTGGCGGCCTGCAGGTCAACCTGCAGGTCATTAACCAGACCGGCACACCGGTGCAGGCCAGCACCCGACAGCGCAGTGACGGCGGCATCGAGCTGCTGCTGACCGCCGCCAAGCAGGCCGTGGCCGGCGACATCGCCAGCGGCCAGGGTGAGATCAGCTCGGCGCTGCAGGGCCGCTACGGCCTGCGGCCCACCATGGCCTGACGCGAGAGAGACCACATGGCATTCACCTGGGCCAGTGCGCGGTACGACTGGCGCGACCTCAGCGAGACCCCCGATTCCGTGGTGGAGCGCGCCCCCATGGAACGCGGCATTCCCAAGCAGCGCCGCACGTCCAGCGACGTGCGCATTGAGGTGCAGCTCACGCTGCATTTCGACACCGCTGCCGATACCGTCGCGTTCGAGACCTGGTTCTTCGACACCATCCATGCCGGTCAGGACTTCTTCGACTGGGTGCACCCCCGCACCGGCGCCACGCTGCAGGCCCGGGTGGTTGGCGGCACGCTGGGGGCGCTGACTTACCTCACCCAGACGCTGGGCTTCGCGCGCCGGTCCCTGAAGCTCGAATACTGGCGGTCAGCATGGTGAGTCCAGCTCTGCGTGAGCAGCTCCACCGCGTTGACGACCCGGCGGGCGTGCTGGTGCTGCTGCAATTGGCGCATCCGGCGATGAGCACGGCCTATGTGGTGAACGACACCCGGGACTGGACCATCGGCAGCCAGGCCTGGATCGGGCTGCCGTTCCGGTTCCGGCTGCCCAACGAAAACAGCCAGGCGCCGGCCGCGCAGATCGAGATCGATAACGTGGGCCGTGCGCTGTCGGCGGCGCTGGAGATGCTGCCGGCCGGCGCCGCGTTGCAGGCCACCATCCAACTGGTGAGCCGGGCCACGCCGACTGTTGTGGACTGGGAGTTCAGCGCGCCGCTGTCGGGCGTGTCGATGACCACGGCCACGGTGACGGCCAGCATCGGCACCGACGACGAGCTGCGCGCGCCTGCCGTGGCCTTGCGGTATGACCACACTACGGCCCCGGGCCTGTTTGAGGGCTGACGCATGGCTACCCCACGCACTCCCACGCTGCGCGATGCCGAGGCCCTAGTGGGCCTGCCATACCGGCCACGCCGCGCCGACTGCATGCACCTGGCGATGCGGGTGCAGGCCGAGCTGTTCGGTCGCACGGTGCGCTGGCCAGCCGGCGTGCGGCATCCGGCGGCGCATGCCGACCAGCTGGCGGTGATGCGCGAGCACATCGGTGGCATTGCCCGCCCGCTGGACGCGGGCGATGTTGCTGTCACAGGTGATGCGGTCCTGTGGCGTGTGGCGGTGGGTACACCGGACGAGCACTGGCACGTCGGCACGCTGTTCGTGCAGTTCGGCGAGCGCTGGGTGTTGCACACCACCGCGGCCAAGGGTGCCAGCGTGCTGCAGCGGCTGGCCGACTGCGCAGCCGAGGGCTTGCGGTTTGACGGCTTTTACAGGTGGCTGTGATGACCCACGAACTGGTGGTGACGCCCCACCCGCTGACCCTTCAGGGCCGCACCATCACCCGCGCCGCGGCGCTGCAGCCTGGAGACACGCTGGCCGAACTGCTGGGCCGGCACGGTGTGGACATGGCGCAGCCAGGCTGGTGCGTGCGCATCGGCGGCGCCGAGGTGCCCGCCATGTTGTGGGGCCGCACGCGGCCGGCGCACGGCCAGCTGATCGAGGCACACCGGGTAGCTGGCGACGGAGACGACTTCCGGGGCATCCTGCGCATCGTGGCGGTGGCGGTGCTGGCCTACTTCACCATGGGCGCCGGCCTGGGCGTGGAAGGCGGCCTGGGTGGCTACCTCGGGGCCAGTGGCGGCTGGGCCTATGCCATCAACGTGGGCGCATTCGTTCTTGGCTCGATGGTGATCAACCGAATCCTGCCGCCGCCCAGCCTGCGCACGCCCGGCTACAGCGACCGGCAGACCGGCACCACGTACAGCCTGCAGGGGGCGCGTAACCAGGCCCGGCACTTCGAGCCGCTGGGCCTGCTGATGGGCCAGGTTCGGGTCGCGCCCGACTATGCGGCGCAGCCCTACAGCTGGTTCTGGGGCGAGGACCAGTTCCAGTATGTGCAGCTGCATGCTGGATTAAACGTGCACACGGTGACCGATCTGAAGATCGGCGCCACCAGCATCGACGCCTATGACGACGTCACCATTTCGCGGTCCGGCTTCGGCGACGGATCACCAGAGCCCACCAACTGGGAGAGCGTGGACACCGTGGCCGGTGCACTGCTGGACGCACCCACTGCGCCCGGCGGCTGGGTGGTGCGCACCAGCTCGGCCAACACGGTACAGCTGCAGATCGACCTGGGCCTGCAGCTCTACAAGATGGGCGACAACGGCGCGCCGGTGTTCGCTGGGGTATTTGTCGATGCCGAATACCGGCTGCTGCCGGCCGGCGCCTGGCTGCCGTTCTCCTCTTACATGACGAACTTCGGCATCTCCAGCTATGACACCAAGCCGCAGCGCCTGACCTACAGCCAGCCGGTGGCCGCAGGCCAGTACGAGGTGCGCATGCGCAAGCTGACCGCCAATGCGTCGACCAACCGTGAGGCCAACGTGGTGGAGTGGTCGACGCTGAAGAGCTATCAGGCGGACGTAGCCGACTACATCGGCCGCAAGACGGTGGGCATCAAGATCAAGGCCAGCGGCCAGCTGAACGGCACGCTGGACCAGGTGACCTGGCTGGCCACCAGCAAGCCTACACCGGTGTGGAATGGCGCCGCCTGGGTGACCGAGGCGACCAGCAACCCTGGGGCGCTGTTCCTGCAGTTCGCGCGAGGCTACTTCGAGGGCGGCCGGCTGCTGTGGGGCATGGGCAAGCCGGATGCGCAGATCGACATCGAGGGGCTGAAGGCGTGGATGCTGCACTGCTCGGCCGAGGGTTACCGCTTCGACTACTGGTTTGACCGCACCACGAGCTGCGGCGATGTGCTGGACGCGATTGCCGCTGCCGGCCTGGCCAGCAAGAGCTACCACACGGGTCGGCTGGGGGTGGTGTTTGCGGCCGATGGCCAGCCCATCGAGGCGGTGGTGACCATGGGCAACATCAAGCGCGGCACCATGCGGGTGGACTACGCCACGCGCACCACGGCCGAAGAGCTGGAGGTGGCCTGGCCCGAGCGCGACAACAACTGGCTGGCCAGCACGCTGCGGGTGCTGGCGCCAACAGTGACCACGCCGCGCGACACGGCGCGGCTGTCACCGTCGGGCATCACGACCCAGGCCGGCGCACTGCGGCAGGCGCGATGGACGATGGCGCAGAACCTGTACGGCCGTAAATCTGTGCAGTGGGACATGGACCTGGAGCACCTGACGTTCCGGCGCTGGTCCGTTCTCTCGCTGAGCCATGACCTGACCCAATGGGGCTACAGCGGCCGGCTGCATGCCGTGCAGGACATGGCGGGCGTGGTGACGCTGACGCTCGACGCCGAGGTGCCCAGCGGCGCCACGCCGCATGTGGGCCTGCGCCTACCGGGCGAGGCGGCTTATCGGGTATTTGCAGTGGTGCCTTTTGCCGGCCCGGCGCACACGCTGACGCTGGCCGATGCTTGGCCAGCCGGTGTGGCCCTGCCTGGTGCGGATGCCAGCGACCCGGCGCATGACACGCTGTGGCTGTTTGACTTCACGGCCTCGCTTGGCATCCGCCTGCGGGTGACGGACATCGCGCCCAGCCCAGCGATGACGGGCGCACGCATCACCGCTGTGCCCGAGCCGGACGAGTTCTGGACCTACATGGCCAGCGGCGCTTACACCGTTCCGGTAGCCACCGCGGCGCCGCAGGCGCTGGTGGCATCGTCGCTGCGGGTGGCCCAGCGGCTGCTGATTCTGACGACGGAATACGCCACCGAGCTGTCGCTGAGCTTCGACGCGTCGGGCCCTTATGACCACGCGCAAGTGTGGGGCGCACCCGCCGGGCAGGCACTGGCCTTTCTGGGCGAGACGCGCACAGCGGGCTTCTCGGGCTGGCGGGTTGCTCAGGGCCTCACGCTGCAGATTGAGGTGCGGCCGTTCGACGCGCTGGGCCGGCTGGGCACCGTCACGTCGACCACCTACACCGTGGACCTGATGGTCATGCAGCCGTCGGCGCCCACCGGGCTGGGCTATGCGGTGCACCCCTTCGGTGTCGTGCTCCAGTGCATCCCCAATCCGGAGCCCATCGTGGTGGGCTACGAATGGCGCGTGGGTGCATCGTGGGATCTGGGCGCACGCATTGCCGAGCTGGGCACGGCCCGGCAGGACTGGCCGATGCAGACCGTGGGCACCTACACCGTGTGGGTTGCGTCGGTGGACGCGCTGGGCACGCGTGGGCCGGCCACGTCGATGTCGGTGGTGCTGACTGCGCCGGCCATGGCCAGCTTGTCGGCCACCATCGTGGGCCCCGACCTTCAGCTGGACTACGCCGCCACGGCGGGCAGCTTTGCAGTGGGCGGGTTCCGCATCAGCCGCGGCGACGACTTCAGCACGGCGGTGCTGATTGCCACGGTGCAGTCAACGCGTCACACCCGCCGGGTGGACTGGTCCGGTGCGCAGCGCTGCTGGGTGCAGCCGGTGGACGTGCGGGGCAATGCGGGTGCTGCGCAGTCGGTCGACGTGATCATCACGGCGCCGGGAGTGGTGACTGCGCTGCGCAGCGAGGTCGTGGACAACAACGTGTTGTTGTACTGGGGCGCCCCAGCCACCGGCACGCTGCCGGTGGAGCGCTACGAGGTGCGCCGCGGCCCCAGCTGGGACGCAGGCACACCACTGGGCAGCAACGGAAACAGCACGTTCACCACCTACTTCGAGCAACAGTCGGGCGTGTACCCCTACTGGGTGAGCGCGGTGAACACGGCTAACACACTCGGCACGCCGACGGTGACCAATGCCACTGTCAGCCAGCCGCCGGACTATGTGCTGAAGTGGGATTTCCACGACGACTTTGCCGGCATCACGCTGAGCGGCATGCACCTGGAGGACGGCCGGATTTACGGCCCCAGCCTGGGCGAGACGATACAGGCGCACTTCGAGGGCCGGGGGTGGGCCACGCCGGACGACCAGATCAATGCGGTCTACCCGCTGGTGTTTCAGCCCGGCGGTACCAGCGGCTACGTTGAGCGCTATATCGACTATTTCGATGGCGCACCTGAAACTCCTGAAAATTTGTTGCCGTCCACCATGATCA